GGTGATCGCGCGGGACCGATCTCCCTCCGAGATCAAACTCGCTATTGTATTATAAACCAAATGTCACTAGCTACCGACTACTTACTTTTGAACATCGGGCATTCCACCTTAAAGTGGCATCTTGAGCGCATCAAAAGCGGATCGTTCACCGTCGATCAAGTGGCCTTATTTTATCAACCAGACCCGAAGCAACCGACTTACAACACGGTCAAAAAAGGTCTGAACGAGTTGCTCAAGATGAAGCGCGATGAGCTTCCAATGATGTTGCGATGACCCAAAGCGAATACGTCAAACACAGCGGTCTGACCAAAGGTCGCGTTTCTCAGTTGGTCTCTAAAGGAATGCCTTTGGACTCAGCAGAGGCAGCGGACGCTTGGAGAGGCTCTGGAGCGCAAAGGAGGAAGGCTGCTATCGAAGCAAGCCATATTCGCTCTGAGCCAATAGACGGACCATACCGCCCACCGGAAGCCGAAGAGAAGGTTGATCGCTCGCAAGTAGCGAATGACACTCCGCAGGGAGCGTATGAGCGACAAAAGCAGATTGAACGAGCCGCTTACAATCTAGCGTCCGAAGCTCTGGCTGCTCGCTCTCTTGATGCCGGTAGAATGGTTACGGTCCACGCTACTGCTGCCAAAAACCTTATAAGCGCACGGGAGGATGTCATTTCATTATCCGAGAAGGAGCGCACTCTAGTCTCTGGCTCTTGGGTCAAGAAGGTGATGCAAGACCATGATGGGGCGGTCGCCAGTCTTCTCAAATCAATGCCAAAGCAGTTGGCTGGACGCATTGCACCGCACGATCCAGAACACGCCGAGCGCGAGTTGGACCGTTGGGTTCAAGAAGTATGTCTCAAGACTCTGCATCAAACTGACCCGTGGAAATCTTAAACTGCCAGAAGCCAGCCGGTCTTGAAGCACTCCGCCAGAACCGGATCGCGCTCAAAGCTATCGAGCGTCAAACCGGCTTTGAGTTCTTGGGAATCTCTAACGATGAGCCATCCCGCATTGATGGTTTCATCCATGATCCAGCAAAAGGCGTAATTGTCGGAAGCTATGAGGTCAAAACTCGGAATTACGGTCTCACCAAGCTACAGACTACCTACGGCAACCGATGGATGATCTCATGGTCAAAGCTTCAAGCCGCGCTTGATGTTTCCAAGCATACCAAGCTTCCGTTCTTTGGAATCCTCCATCTTCATTCCGACGACTCGGTGCTGATGGTTGAAATCTTCAACCGCAATGCAACATGGGCGGCTAACCATCAAGCCATCGACAAAACGATTAACGGACGCGCTGAGAGAGTGGCGTTGATTGATATGACTGGAGCCGCTCGCTACCAGATCAAGAGCGGTCAGATTCCTGAGGAGCTTTACTGATGACGGACTTAGAGCGTGAAATTTTGGAGTTCAGACGGCAACTCTGGAGACCAACTCCACGGCAGTCTGTGGTCGAGTGGTCTGAAGCCAATCTTTCGTTGAGTCAGCGTCAGACTGAACACCCCGGACCATTCTCCACGGCAGTCAGACCTTATTGCCGAGAGCCGCTTGAATGCTGGAAAGATCCAGCGGTCTCTGAGGTAACGCTCTGTTGGGGAAGCCAAACCAGCAAGACCACAACTCTGATGGCTGGTCTGGCTTGGTCCATCGACGTTGAACCGAGTCCCGCGCTCTGGCTTATGCCAAGTGAGAATCTGGCTCGCAGCTTCAGCAAATCCCGCTGGCTTCCAATGCTGGAAGACTCACCGGCAATGGTTGCGCGGTTCCCAACAGACAAAGACCAGATCACCAATCTGGAGCAGCAGTTTGACCGATGCACGTTGACCTTTGTCGGCTCCAACTCACCGGCAAATCTAGCGTCTCGACCCGTCCGCATTCTGGTTGGTGATGAAGTGGACAAATTTGCAGAAGCGACCGCCAAAGAAGCCGACGCTCTGGATCTTGCCGAGCAGCGACTGAAAGCTTTCTCCAGCAGCAAAGCGTTCTTCACCAGCACTCCGACGACCTCCGAGGGACGAATCTGGCAGCGGTATTTAAGAGGAGATCAGCGACGCTTCTACATCCCGTGTCCGCATTGCAAAGAGTCGATCAAACTGGAGTGGCGACAAGTCACTTGGGACAACGCGAAGACAGAAGAAGGAAGACCTGATTGGCAGCAGATACGGACTTCCGCTCACTACGTTTGCCAATTGTGTCATGGGAAGATTACGGACTCTCAAAAGGTTGCCGCGCTGCGTCACGGTCGCTGGATCGCTGAGAACAAAGCGAGCCTCCCAAGCGTCCGCTCTTACCATCTATCGTCTCTCTACTCACCGGATCGAAAGTGTACTTGGGGAAATCTCGCGGTCGCATTCTTGGAAGCCAAAAGCTCGATGATGGGTCTTCAGGGATTCATCAACGGTATGCTCGCGGAACCGTGGGAAAACCAAGAGACCCAACAAGAGCGCGTCGAAGTTGTCTCCGATGCCGAGATGCCAGAAGCCAGACGCTACCTGACCGCTGACGTACAAGCTGCGGCTCCGTTTCTCTGGTGGGTCTGCCGAGAATGGTCTGGCGGAAACTCAAGACTAGTTGCGGCTGGTCATGCGGACGACTTTGCTGCATTGCGAAGGGTGCAATTGCAATACAACGTCCACGACATGGACGTTGGTGTTGATTCCGGTTTCAACACTCAAGCTGTCTATGATGCTTGCGCTGAGTTTTCACAGAGCAGCGTTAATCCCATCACATATCCCTGCGGTCTCCGGTATCCGCCAGAGGGAGGTCTTCGCAAGCCCATGCTTATCGGTTGGATGCCGATGAAGGGACGCGAGACTGGAGCGCGATTTACCAGCAAGACTGGCGCAATCCATCCGTTTGGCATTACGACTTCAACGTCAATGCGGACTGATGCGGTCCAGCCTCTGTTGGTCTTTGACACTGAGCATATGCGAGAAGTTCTCCAACGGCTCCGTAAAGGGTCCGAAAGTCATCAATGGACCGTTTGCAGTCTACCCGCACCGCTTGAGGCTGAAGGAGCATTTGCGAGCGATTCTGATACGTACTGGAAGCACTTGGACTCTCACGTTCTAAAGCCAACAGCTAACAGAGCGGGAAGAATCAAACACTTGTGGTTCAAGCGAAACACTCGCTGGCCAGACCATTTGCACGACTGTGAGTTGATGCAGTTGGCTATGGTCATGCTTTGGAATGATCTAGCTTCTAGCACTTCAGAAAATTCTGGTGGTTGACAGATTATTCGCTGTGTGAATAGTCCGCTGAGTGTTGACTTACACAGTAGCAACCAAGCGTTCATATTTGCGTACTACATACGCAAGTCTTGGAGCTTTGACTTTGCTTCAAGCTTTGACTGCAAAGCTTACGGTTGCGGCTTCTGCAATTGAGTCTGGTCAAGTTGTCCGCAGCACTTCCAGCTCTGACGTTTCGGTTGAGTTCGCTGAACCCGGAAAAGGTTCCGCATCCGCTGGTGAGATGCTTGAAATGTGGGAATCACTGCTCAGCGATTACGATTACGCTGTGGTTCTTTTGAATGGAGACGGCATCACTAGTCCATCGGATCTCCAGATTTACAACAAGATGCTTGGCAGTGTTCTTGTTGCAACCACTCGGTATTACGGTGATTTCACGCAATTTAGGCGTGAACCCACAACTCGAATGAGCTAATGGGAATCCTGCAAACCATAGCTAACAAGCTGTTTCCTTCTCCCGTTAACAAGTACGAAGGAGCCGGTCAGTCTCTGCGTCGTTCGTATCTCGATACGTCTTACACTTCGGCCCGTTTCGACGTAACCAGTTCGACCCGTCAAGCCATTGTTCGCAAATCGCGGTTCTTTGAACAGAACAACGCGATAATGAACAGATTAGGAGACTTGTTTGAGTCTTACACTGTCGGTTCTAATTTCTCAGTTCAACCGGCTTCAAGTGATCCGGCTTGGAATCTTAAAGCCAAGAAGTGGTGGGATATCTGGTCTCGTTATCCCGACATTAGCTCTCGCCAGTCGTTTGGCACACTGATGTCCCAAGCCGCTCGCGGTTGGTTCTTTGATGGCGAAAGCTTCATTCTCCTAACCAAAGGTGAGAGCGGTAAGCCGAGACTTCAGCTTATCGAAGCTCAGTCAATTGCGACTCCTGTCGGTATGGAGTCTGATTTAACCGTTTTCGACGGTATCCGGTTTGACCCTAAGACTGGACGCGCAATCTCGTATTTTATCGGTTCAGAGAAGACGCAGGGTAATCTGACAGACGTTCGCTCAATTGGTTCTGACTCGGTGGTCCATATTTACGAACCGAATCGTCCCGGTCAGCTTAGAGGTCTTCCGTTTGTCTCTGCTGTAATCAACGACCTACACGATCTCGACGACTTGCAGAAGTTGGAGATGGAAGCTTGCAAACTCGGTGCTTCCGTCGCTCAGATTGTCAAGACTGTTAGTGGTGAAGTCCAAGCTAGCAACCTCCGCGCTGGCACTGCTTCAACCACTCAGAACACCGCTGAGAACTACTACGAGCAGGTCTTTGGATCTGCCGTTAAAGTGCTTAAGAACGGTGATTCTTTTGAGCAGTTCGCAACGGAACGTCCCGGTGTAAATATGCGGGAATACTGGCGACAATTGACCGAGAAGGTCTGTGCTGGTGTTGGTATTCCTTACGTTCTCGTTTATCCCGAGTCCATGCAGGGTACTGTCTATCGCGGTGCGCTAGATATGTCTGCTGTGTGGTTTAAGTCTCGACATCAAGTGATGTCTTCAGCGGCTCGTCGTATTTACGAGTACGTCATGGAGTACGCTATCAAGAGCGATCCTACGCTCAACGACGCTCCGTCTGACTGGTACGAAGTAGCCATTACGGCTCCACGCTCCCCGAATGTTGATGTTGGCCGTAACTCCGCTGCACAGCTTGCAGAGTTGGAGGCTGGCATTCTGACTTACGATGAGGTCTACGGTGCGCGAGGACTTGATTGGCGGTCTGCTTTAGAAGCAAAAGCACAGCAAGCTTTGTTTGTACGTCAACTAGCTGACAAATACGGGGTTGATGTATCTGAGATTTCGGTGATTCAGAAAGAACGTCCAGCGGCTAGTGCTGCACCGGCTATTGACATTGAAGATGATTCTTCTGAATCTCCGTCTCCAGTTGCTCCGTCAGAAGGTGGATCACAACCGCTTGTTGTAGAACAAACCGAAGTGACCGCTTCAGTCAAAAAGCAACGTAAGCCGCGAGCCAAGAAAACAGAATGAGCTTCACCAAGAAATCAGATTGGCTTTATTTTGCTCCTGCGGCTTCCGCTGGTGAGACTTCTACCATTCAGATCTTTGATCAGATTGGCGAGGATTGGTATGGCGGCAGCGGACTGTCTGCTAAGCAGTTCTCTGACGTTCTCAACGAGATTGGGAATGGTCCGCTCTTGGTTGAGATCAACTCTCCCGGTGGTAATGTCTGGGATGGTCTAAGCATCTACAACCAGTTGCGCGGTCGCAAAGCTCCGGTGACCACTCGGGTTATTGGCATTGCGGCTTCCATTGCTTCCATCATTGCTCTTGCTGGTGATCGTGTAGAGATGGCAGATGCCGCTCTGATGATGATCCACGATCCGTCTGGAATGGCTTCCGGTACTTCGGAAGATATGCGGAAGATGGCTGACGCTCTGGATCAACACGCTGAAGTGCTGGTTGGCGTGTATGCTAAGAAGACCGGACGCTCTCCCGAGTCCATTCGCGCTGCGATGAAATCGGAAACTTGGTTCACCACCGCTGAAGCTCTGGCTTTTGGTCTGGTGGACAAGCCCATCAAACAGCTTGCAATGGCTGCTAAGTGGCATCCACGAGCCGTTACCAAGACCGCTCCTGAGACGGTTAAAAACAACCTCCGCAGAGGTCTGGAGCAATATGCTGAAGGTTTGGCTGGTGATGGTCTTGAGAAGCAGACTGTGACTGAGGCTGAATCCCTCGTTGCTGGAGAAATCCCCACCGAAGATAAGGTTGAGAAAGCCAACGCTTGGTGGGGTCGCAATGAACGCTTTCTTGAGGCTGAACCCAATAGTCCCGCTGATGTCGCTGCCAACCTTTGGGGTGGTGCGGCTGGACGCGACTGGTTCCGCGCTCTCTACGCTCAACTGGAGCGTGAAGAACTGGAGGAAGATGAATCCCCAGACGACAAGATTTCTGCGGATGGCAACAACGCCGTCAGCGAAAATGGCAAAGTTTCTTTGCCGCAACCAACACAACAACCCGACACAAATATGTCCGATAGCACTACTGTGACGGCTGCGGCTGCTCCTGCCGCTTCCGTTGATCTCACCGCGATTCTTGCTAAGCTCTCCGCTTTGGAGGCTTCGATCAAATCGCCCACCGCCGCTCCCGCTCCTGAGCCGGTGCGCCCCATTATCGAGAACCTCGGCAACCCGCTGCTGGAGAAGCACAAGAGCCTCCGCGCTGGTGCAGAGCGTAAGGGTTTCTTGATTCAGAACCACAGCGAGTTGCTGCGTCAGTCGCGCTTGATCGCTCCCCAGAACGCGAACACTTTCGCTGCCGGTCTGGTTGTCGATTACCTCGCTGACTCGGTCATTACTGTTGCGACTACTAAGTTGGCCATGATTGCCAATTTTACGCGCAACGTTGGTCTGGATAACTTGCGCCCCCGCGCTACGGTTCAGGTGAAGAAGTTCACTGGTGGTGATGACGCTCAGGACAACCTGACGGACTTTGAGAACAACTCCAACAACGAGTCCATTCTGGCTGCTACCTCGGTGACTGTTAACCAGATCACCAAGACTTTCACTGTCACTCAGCAAGAGTTGAATCAGGGTTTCCAGTTGGCTGATCTCGCTCAGGGTTCCGCTGAAATCTTCGCTCTTGCAATTAGCAAGAAGGTCACCGCTCAGATGACCGCTGCTCTGTTTGGTGCTGGCACTGTCATTGGTACCGCTGCCAACTTCGACACTAGCGACCTCCCTGCGATCTTGGCTCTGGCTAAGAACTACCGACAGAAGTTGTTGCTGTTGGATGGTAGTCACATGGCTCGCTTGATGTTCTCCGGTCAGTTGACTGCTGCCGCTGGAACCAACCCGTTCCCTGATGCGCGATACGGCCCCCTGAACAACGGCTATTTCGGATTCGCGAACATCTTGGAGCAGAACGACTGGAGTGGAGCTATTGCAAACACCGCTGGTTTCGTCTGCGGTCAGGACGCTATTGCGGTTGCGAGCGGTCTTCCGGTTGGGATGATCGCTGGTGAGTTCGTTGAGCAGCGCACGGTCGAGCTGTCCAACGGCCTTTCTGTCCTGCTGTCTGTCTGGTACAGCCGCGCCTCCCGCGCTCACATGGCGTCTTACGACATCATGTTTGGTGCTGCTGCTGCGGACACGACGCAGGCTGAAGTGCTGATCACCGCTTAATCCTTAAGGATATGCGTATCGCAACCACCGTAGCAGTGGACAAGAACGGCAAGAGTAAGCTCGTTTCTGGTCCCGATATTGACGCGAGTCTCCAACGCGACAATTTCAACACTGTTTCAGTTCCAGAAGGAGGCAAGCTCATCTTGTGGGTACAAGGAGCCTTAGCACCGAAAGTCCGAAAAGGTTAACAAACCGAAATTGGGGAGGCTGTTGGATACGCTGACAGCCTCCCCTTTAACCAAACACAATTTTATGGCCGTTCAAGCTGACATTTCGACCGAGTATTCAATGGGCCGCGAAGGGTTCGCGCTGGTCACTAGCACCGCCGCTCAGACCGGCAATTGGTCTGGCTTGATTCCAACCGAGCCGACGGTGTTTACGTCCATCACTGGCTACCAGATCTCTGGCACTTGGACATCCAAGACGATCCCTGCTGGCTTACCGCTGGTGGGTAATATCACTGGATTCCAGATCTCATCCGGTAGCGTTGTGGCTTTCCTAGCTCGCAGCTAATGATCTCAATCGGCATAGCACTCAATCGGTTGTTTATCGGCCAAGCCGGTGGCACTGATGCGCCGGTGCTGCGTCGAGATGTTCTGCAAGAGGACGAGTTCTTTGTGCTGCAAGAAGACGGCACCGGAAAACTCGTTATCACGTTCGGAACTTTTGATTCCCTTCTGCTAGAGGATGCTGACTTCCTCTTTCGGGAGGACGACGGAAAACTTCAAATTCAATCAAACTGACCCATGGCAGACTCAAAGATT